TTCCAACTGGCAACGAGTGCATTATTCGCACCAATGCCGATGGTGGCACTACGTCAATTCCTGCCGACCCCGCCAACACCGACTACCAGGCGTACCTCGCTTGGCTAGCCGAAGGCAACGAACCCTTGCCTGCCCCCGAACCCGAACCCGCTCCAGTGCTCACCACTGAGCAGAAGCTGGAAGCCGCTGGGTTGACCGTGGCGGAGCTTAAAGAGCTGTTCGGTCTTTAATAAACAACTTATCCACTTAAAACAATGCTTACCCTACTTGGCATTAAAGTCTCCTACGAGACCCTTCTTTTCTTTGGACTGTTTCTTGGCTCTGAGATTGTTGGAGCTACCAAACTGAAGTCCAACGGTATCGTCCAACTGATTCTTGGCGGTATCAACGCTCTGAAGCCTCTTCGTAAAGAGGATGACAAGCTTCAACAGATTAAAGATACCCTGAAGTAATCATCATGGTACTGCTTAGTGTAAGGCAGTACTATCTTCAGCGTGACAGTGCAACAGGTCACGGAGATCGGATGTGTTTTTCATCGACTTGTGCGATGGCAATCAAGTATCTCCGTCCTGATGCGCTTAAAGGTAGTAATGCAGATGATGATTATCTAAGGACTGTCCTTAAATACGGTGATACAACTGAATACACCTCCCATCTCAAAGCCTGTAAGCAGTACGGTGTTTTTGCTACCTCCTCTCAAAAAGGTACAAAGGATACGCTCCTCAACGAACTCAACATGGGGTTCCCTGTAGCAACAGGTATCCTCCACAAGGGACACGTTTCTGTACCCAAAGGAGGTGGTCATTGGATGCTTCTTATCGGTGATGATAACGATAAAGGCATCTTCCACGACCCTTACGGTGAGATGGATAACGTCAACGGCGGCTATGTCACCATTGGCAAAGGCGGTAAGTCCGTCAAATACTCCTGGAAGAACTGGTTACCTCGCTGGGAAGTTGAAGGTCAAGGTTCCGGCTGGTACATGTCCTTTCGTCCTATGCAACAATCATGATTGAAGCCGTTGTCTCTGGCACAGTTGCCTTATTTACAGCTGTTGTAGCTCTTCATTCACGCATAAACGTTCGCATCTCTGACATTGACTCACGCATTGATCGTGTTGAACTTCGTATTGCAGAGAAGTACGTCCAACGTGAAGAGTTGTCCTCAGCACTTCAAAAGATGGAGGATCACATGATCCGAATTGAAAACAAGTTAGACCAGATCGTACTGAGAAATGGCTAAGAAAAAAGCGTCTGAGGACATGTTCAACGAGCTTCATAACCTCGTTACAACTGAGTTCCTACAACGCATCAAATCTGGTGAAGCCAGTACACAAGACCTTAAAGCTGCGTGTGACTGGTTAGCCAAGAATGACATTAGTGGTGTTGCTGTTGAAGGTAATGCCCTTGATAAACTGGTAAACATCCTACCAACAGTTGATCCAGACCTTGTTCAACGGAGGTTGTATGGCTCAAAAGTCTAACCACAGCGGTCCTAAATACGCTAACGGTAATTACAAGTCATACCAGAAGAAATACGACTCTTCTAAACTTCAAATTAAAAAGCGGTCAGAGCTTAACAAAGAGAATCGTAAGCGTGGTACCTACGGTAATGGTGACGGTAAAGACGTTTCCCATTCAAAAGGTGGTAAAACCAAACTTATGATTCAAAGTAAAAACCGGGCTGCTAATGGTCACGGTAAACGCTCACGTTATGCATAGCAGTTCATTGCATTAAAATGACACCGCTTCTTCCCTCGCCTGATCACTACCTGCAAAATCTAATAACCATGACAAGTCCCGAAGCGAAACGGATGTGGCGTAGAGCCATTAAAGAACACTTCAACTGTCAATGTGTCTATTGTGGAGAAACTTATGAACTTAATGAACTTACTCTTGATCATGTTATACCTCGTTTTAATGGAGGACAAACGACAACAAGAAACTTGGTTCCATCCTGCAGGAAATGTAATCAGAACAAAGGAACGAGTAACTGGCTCACGTGGATGAGACAGACATTTGGCACTAATCCGTCCCGAGAGGGACTTATCCTTTCACACATCAACTAATGGCTGAAGAAAAAAAGAAACGGCAATCTATTGCTGAGATGAAACGTGAACTGCAAGATATGCAGATTGCTTCACGTCTTCGTCAACAAGGCAAACAAGCAACTGGTGAGTCTGTTGCTAAGGAAAGGGAATCTTCTGGTATGGGTAAATCCTCTAAACCTGAAGATAAGTCTAAGTACGTGTCTCCTAAAGGTAAAGAGTACGCTGGTCCTGGTTACAACGCTGGTTCCGCTCCCTCTGCACCAAAGAATCCCGCACCAAAACCTGCCGCTAAACCAGCTCCGGCAGCTAAAGCCCAACCTGGTCCTGTTAAACCGACTGCACCGGCTAAACCTGCTAAAGAAACGACACCTAAGGTTCGTATGCCTAGCTTGTTTGATCGCCGTAGGATGACTTCAGCTACGTCTGAGTTGTTTATTGGCGACAAGGCTGCTCAAGAAATGAAGCAAAAGCCTAAGTCTAAGTCCACGTCTAAGCGGCGTAATCAAGGTGGTCGCCGTTAATTAACCCAATACCGCCGCTCAGTAATGGGCGGCTTTTACCTTATTCTATCACATATTAAATAATGGATAAAGAATGGTTTGAGCTGAAAGATTGGGCAATGCAAACGCTCAGGGATTACAAAGCTGAGTTACTTCAAGAAGGACAAGCTAGAGGTAAACCCCCTAGTGCTTTGAAAAAAGTTGATAGATTTTTAAACGCATTGGGTGCTGATACTGCAAAAACTTATGCTGATATGCTTGATGATGCACGTCGTCAAGGTTTAACATCAGCTCAACTGGCAAAGAAAGGTAGAAATATGGAAGAAACCATCATGAATGCCTTTCGGGTTCTTCCTGATGATCCTGCTCACCATATGTATTCTTTGAGAACTGCAGGTGATCTTATCCAAAACGTACCCTCAACCATTCGAGAAGAAGGGCTTAAAATGCTCAACGATATGGGGTATGAGTTAGGTAATGTACGTCGTAATTTAATCAGTCTTGCAGAATACGTGCACCAAGGTAGAGCAGGTAAAGGTGCCGAACTTGCTGCGTTGGGTGATGTTGTTGTTGATAAAACAAAGACAAAAATAGCTCACCCACGAGGTACTGGTGATCCGTTGATTAGCCGTACGGTCGATTGGCGTAACGTTAAAACCCCACAAGATTTTGTAAACGTTTATTTACCTTTACTGCAACAACAAACTCAAGATGTTACTGGTGCTTTGGAAACATCTGCACCTAGAGAAAAAATACTGAGTAAAGCAGTTGAACAAGGCACAGGCATTCCAAATATTTTTAGTACTGAAAGAACAATACAAGAAGTTAAACGTGGAAAACAGTTTTTACAAACGGTACCTGATGTTGTTCGACAAAGTTATTTAACTTTTAAAGGTGGTAACATTCTTTTTGGTGCCGCCAGTTTAGTGCCAGGTGCTGCCGCTCTTAAAGGTGTTTCTGCTGTACTTGATGCTCAATCCGTTCAAGCTGCTGTTACCGGAGCACAAAAACCAATGTCTACCCGTGAGTCCTTGGCTACTGCTTTGGAGGGAGTATCTGGTGCTACAGGTTTAGCCTCTTTAGCTCCTCCGGTTGCTCCTGTTGCAGCACCTGTGTCTCTTGCTACTGGTGTGGCAGCAGCTGCTGTACGTGCTAAAGCTGAACAAAAAATACCTAAAGTGGTTAAAAAAGTTGAACAAGTTAAAAGCCAAGTTTTTCCACTTGAAAGTATGATTAATAAACCTGCATTAAACTTTGCTAAAAGTGCTATTCGGTTTATAATGCGCTGAAAGGCCCCTAGAAGACCCTACAGCACGCCTGTGGGGTCTTTCTTATACATTCCCCCTTAACTTATGAAACAATGCCGTTCCTGTGGCGTACAGAAGCCACTCAGTGAGTTCTACCGAAAAGGTACGGGTAGAACTGCTCATTGTATTGAATGTACTAAAGTTAAAGTTCGTACAGAAGAGTATAGAACTTATCAACGTTATTATCAAAAAAAGAATACAACAGTTGAGCAATCAATGCTTAACAGAAGCAAAAGCCGAGCCAAGAAAAAAGGGTTCGAGCATAACATAACAATAGACGATATCTTGATTCCCGATAAATGCCCATTACTCGGAATTCCGCTAATTAAAGGTGAAAATAGCGTACACGCTAATTCACCAACTTTAGATCGTATTGATTCAACCAAAGGTTACGTTAAAGGTAACGTTTGGGTTATTTCTTACAAAGCTAATACTATTAAATCAGATGCCACGCCAGAAGAACTCCTCACAATCGCAACAAGACTCACTGACTTTATTGCAACAAGATTTTAAATTTTTTTTACAAGCAATCTGGGCTCAATTAGATCTACCGACTCCTACACGTGCTCAATTTTCTATTGCTGATTACCTTCAGTATGGACCTAAACGTTTGATGGTTCAAGCGTTTCGAGGCGTTGGTAAAAGTTGGATTACTGCTGCTTTTGTGTTGTGGACGTTGTTTAACGACAAAGATAAAAAGATTATGGTAATATCAGCTAGTAAGGAACGGGCTGATAACTTTAGTATCTTTTGTCAAAAGTTGATTGTTGAAACTCCATGGTTACAGCATATGCAACCTAATGCTGATACAGCTAGATGGTCTCGTATTAGTTTTGATATTAACTGTGCTCCGCACCAGGCTCCTTCCGTTAAGTCGGTTGGTATTGGTGGTCAGTTGACTGGTTCACGTGCTGACTTGATGATTCTTGATGACGTTGAGGTTCCAAATAACAGTCTTACTGAAATGATGCGTGAAAAGCTTCTTCAACTTTGTACAGAAGCTGAATCTATCCTTACTCCAAAGGCTGACTCACGTATTATGTATTTGGGTACTCCACAAACTACTTTTACCATTTACCGTAAGCTTGCTGAACGTAACTATCGACCGTTTGTTTGGCCTAGCCGTTATCCAAATAAGGTAAGTCAATATGAAGGCTTACTTGCTCCCCAACTTCAAGAAGACTTGGACATGGGGGCTGAAGCGTGGAGTCCTACAGACCCCGACCGCTTTGATAATGATGACCTGTTGGAACGGGAAGCAGCAATGGGTCGAAGCAACTTTATGCTTCAGTTCATGTTAGACACGAGTCTTAGTGATGCAGAAAAGTTCCCTCTTAAAATGGCTGACCTTGTGGTTACCGCCGTTAACCCAACCAAAGCGCCGGATTCTGTTGTGTGGTGCAGTGACCCTCGTAATGTGCTCAAGGATTTGCCTACGGTGGGCTTACCTGGTGATTACTTCTACTCCCCGATGCAACTCCAAGGAGAATGGGGTCCGTATCAAGAAACCATTTGTTCCGTAGACCCCTCTGGTAGAGGTAGTGACGAGACAACAGCTGCTTACATCTCTCAACGTAACGGTTTCCTTTATCTTCATGAGATGCGGGCATACCGGGATGGTTACTCCGACAATACCTTGTTAGACATTCTTAAAGGGTGTAAGAAGTATAACGTTACCAAACTAGTCGTTGAAACTAACTTTGGTGATGGTATTGTTTCTGAACTCTTTAAAAAACATATTCAACAAACACAACAAGGTATAGACATTGAAGAAGTTCGAGCTAATGTCCGTAAAGAAGACCGTATTATTGATACCCTTGAGCCTATTCTTAATCAGCATCGCCTTATTGTTGATAAAGACGTTATCGACTGGGACTACAACTCTAACAAAGACGAACCTCCAGAAAGACGTTTACTTTACATGCTATTCTACCAAATGAGTAGGATGTGTCGTGAAAAAGGAGCAGTTAGACACGACGACAGAATAGACGCATTAGCTCAAGGTGTTAAATACTTTACAGATGCTCTTGCAATCTCCGCTATGGAGGTCGTAAAAGAACGTAAACGTGAGGAGTGGAATGACATGCTTACCGCCTTTTTAGACGACCCTCAAAGTGAGACAAATCATATCGTTTTAGGTATGAATTTAGACCAAAAAAGACAAGCAAGAGGAATCTCTCAAAACGGTGTCCCCACCTGGGTTTAGCGTTAACCCCTCATCTAAAGGGGGGAGGGAAGGGTGGACCCAATCCCCGACGGGAGGAAATCGAGACAAGCTCTCTTTCCTCCTTTTACTACTAATGAACAGTGAGGGAACAAAGACTCCAAAGACAAAGATCTCCCTCTTAGTTCATTCATCTACTCTACTAACTGAATCCAGTGAGTACTGATTCTTCCAATCCATCTGAATCCCACCACTACTGATACTACTGTATGCACTCCGTTGAACTAATTCATGTAACACCTAATGCTGAAGAACTAATTAGTTACATGGCTAGGGTATCTAATCCTTCCAACCAAACCAACACTCAGACAAGTGCTAGGTTAATTAGATACCTTATAGAGCATAGCCATTGGAGTCCCTTTGAAATGGTTAACATGTGTGTAGAAATAAGTACCACACGTAGTATCGCTGCACAGATCCTCAGACACCGTTCCTTTAGCTTTCAAGAGTTCTCTCAACGGTATGCAGATGCCTCTCAACTGGGTAGTCCTGTAGTACCGCAGTTAAGACTCCAAGACCTGAAGAACAGACAGAATAGTGTAGAGGTAGAAGATGAAGATCTTTTCCTTAAACAAGAAATAAAGCAACTGTTTAAACACTCAGAACTAGTGTATAAGAAACTGCTTGAAGCAGGTGTAGCAAAGGAGTGTGCAAGAGAGGTGTTACCGTTGTCAATGCCTACACGTATGTACATGAATGGAAGCATTAGGTCTTGGTTACACTACTGTGACCTCCGAACAGCTCACGGAACACAGAAAGAACACGCACAGATAGCCGGTCAGGTACAAGATCTTCTTTATCAACACCTCCCCAATGTTTCAGAGGCAATGTGGAACAAAAACTTAAGCTAAATGAGTTCAAGACTCTTCAAAAGGCGTGGAGTCGGAATATTCCGTGGTGGGATCACCTCGTCTTAGCTTTGTTGTGGTGGCTTGAGGAGAAGATTATTGATTATCGGGTAAAAACGGAGGTAACAAAAGCAATTCAGGAGGTCGAATTACCTTCAATGCCAAATATGGTTACCCCAGTTTACACAGAAAGCCCGTCTAAGACCTCTGTGAGCCTTCCTGAGATGCGTTTGACTGCTCCTTGGTATGTCGGTAAGGTGAGCGAGCGTAGCCGAACGGAGTGAGGCGGAAGCGAGCCCCCAGAGGGCTTGTAGAGGGGTCTTAGATTTTTGACATAATTTTGTCTAACCATATATCATATAAGCAACCCTGATCAATCCCCCATGGGGGGTATCACCAATCCCTATCAATGCCGCTCGCTTCGCTCGCTTCCTTCATCCCGTGCTATGCTGTGCTACGCCGTGCGACAAAGGGAGCGAGCGAAGCGAGCGGGTTAACTATATTGATACGAATACGTATCCGTAGCAACCATCATCTATGTGCTTTGGCTTATTGAGAATGAGTTGCAATAAGCTAATATGCGTTAACAAGCATACACGCATCAAAACATCTGTGAAGCCACCTAACAAAGCGGCACACACCCGGTTGCAAACGGCTTGAAGCTGTGCCATACTATGTACATACAGATGAGACGAGCAACCATGCGCAAAATCGAGCAACAGATGATCCAAGCAATCAAAGACAACAGAGACTGGAAGAGCAGCAACACTGAAGTTATCAACATCTCCGATGTGTCTTGGGTATACCTACACGGTAACCACATTGCTACAGTCTACAGCGACAGTGTTGAGGTGTTCGACGGTGGTTGGCAGTCTAACACCACCAAGTCACGGTTGAACGCCATTTGTGACGCTTTCTGCATCAGTGGTGAGGGTATCTTTCAGAAGAACTTTGAGTGGTTTGTTCATAAGTTTGTTGGA